ACCTCCGGGTGCTTTTTTTATGTCTTCAGACAGCCTTGATGCTGTCCCAACTAAGAGGATACAACGATGACAACTATAGAAACTTTTTTTGATAAACACGGAGCTAGACTCTGGAGCGGTAAGTACTTACACGACTGTGGGTTCATGGTCAGAAGACTCAGCGACTTTAGATACAACAAGTACAAAGAGATTGGCGAATATAAAGCTGCTGACCTCTATGCTTTCATAGACCACTTGTCTGCTGAAGGTCTCAAGAACAATACAGTCAACAGGTACTTGGCAGCATTCAGTGCCCTGTTTAACCTAGCAGCTGACTTTGAGTTGGTCGACAGAGTACCCAAGGTACGATGGAAACCTGTAGAGCCAGGGAGACCTAGGTTCTTCTCTGACCAAGAGGTCAACGACCTCATAGAGTTTTTCTTAGACTCCGACCATCCTTGGATGGCTGACTTTGTTAAGTTAGGTGTTAACACTGGTATGCGCCTAGGAGAAATCCTAAGTATCAACAACGTGTCAAGTAAGAAGACTGTCGGCAGCATAAGTCACTGTGGTGGCTTTGTTGAGCTAACGCAGACAAAGAACGGTGAGCAGCGTACTGTGCCTTTGAACCAAGAAGCTAAGGCTGCCTTAGAGAACCTAGAGTACTGTCCTAGTGGTGTCTATTCGCACCGTAAGTTCTATGACACCTGGGATGCTGCGAGGATGTCTATAGCTCCTTTTGACAATGACTTTGTGTTTCATGTGCTTAGACACACATGTGCCACTAGGTTAGCGATGGAGTTCAATGTAGATACTATTGTGGTCGGTACTATCTTAGGTCACAGGTCGATAGCTACTACAAAGAAGTATGTCCATGCCAAGAAAGATTCTTTGGCTAACATCATGAGTAAACTTGAAGCACCTAAAGGGAGAGTCGCATGAATTTTAAAGAATGGGAAATTGACTTATGGAACTTATATATCGATGCGGCCTGTACGAAAGCTAAAAATGAGGAGGTGGAGGCGCTAGATGAACTCCGACAAGTACTGGTCAGGGATTATCCTGAGCATTGGGTTGCTTTATGTAAAGAAGTATATGGGCAAAAAAAGAAGGGAGAGTCGCATGAACAAAGAAGATAAATCTAAAGAAGCCAAAGATACTTGGGACCTAGCGTGGTCATTAGCTACTGATGTAATAGAGGTAGACGATGATGAGCCACACCAGTATGAGCTAGTACTTGAAAACATCACGCTTCACTAATGAAGCATTAGAAACAAAAGCCTTCACTGCGGAGGCTTTTTTTTTGGATTACACCTATGTGATAAGGTATAAAAGCTATGCATTATTAGTGATAACCATTATCATTTAGTTGTGTCCACCTTTAGAGAATACAAATGTCATGGGAGACAAAGGAGCATGAAGGAGTTAATCAGTGGTACACATGAAATACAAATGCAACGTGAAGACAAGATGTTTGACGATGGTAGACAGAGATACCTTAGTAGACTAGAAGGGAACTCTAAGTTATCCACCCAGAACAATCCTCACAAGTTAATAACTCAAGCCCTACCAAAAGTATCTGAAGCTATACAAGAGTATCTAACGTCCCAGGAGAACAAAGGAGACGGTAGAAAGCACTGTGGTTACAAAGACCTTAAGTCTATAGACACAGATGTCGCTGCTTACATTGGTCTTGCTGTATGTTACGAAGCCGTAGCAACTAACGGCTGTAGGACTAACATATTGAACATGATAGGCAACAAGGTTGAACTACAGCAATGGGCAGACGGTCTGACAGAGTTCGATAGTAAACTAGCGAAGTCTATAGAGACTAGAGTGACTAAGGATGAGTCTGTAGATTTCTTCAAGGTGAAAGCTGCTAAAGCAATTGCCTCTAAGAAGAACTACAGACAACAAGACTGGGGTCCTAAAGACATAAAACTTAAGGTCAATGGTCAAGACAAAGACCTATGCGAAAGACACATAAAGGTAGGAACCTTGATACTTAGTGCTGTCTTAAAGGCAAGTGGTGTCTTTGAAGGTTGGGACAAGAGAGAAGGACCTAAGTATTCTGACTTTAGGAAGATGATTGGTCTAACTATAGAGGCTAGAGACCAAATAGCTGACATGGATTATCTTGCATCATGGCAGGAGCCAATGTTTAGACCTTTAGTCGTACCACCGCAGCCTTGGTCTAAGTTTGACACTGGTTGTTACTTTACGGAAAGAGCCTGTAAGCAAGTACCATTAGTCCGCAAGAGTTCATATGTACAAAGGAAAGCCGTTGATTACCAACTCAAGGACGGTAAGTCATTACCTGGTTACGTAGAGGCACTCAATGCATTACAAGAGACACCTTTAGAAATCAATCAGTACACATTAGAAGCCATTAAGTGGGCTTGGGACAACGATGTATCAATCAGTAAGTTTCCGTCTAAAACGAAGGTTGATAAACCAAAGAAACCTGATGACTTTAGTTCCATGTCTGTTGATGACAAGAAGGTCTTCACTGCAATAGACAAAGAGATAGACACTAAGAACCGTGAGATTGACGGTGCTGTGTCTTTGATGACTCAAGACCTGGCAGATGCTGATGAAATGTCTATGTACACAAAGTTTTACTTAGGGTGGAACCTAGACTTTAGAGGCAGAGTGTATCCAGTGTCTAACTTTAGTTACCACAGAGATGACCACATCAAGTCATTGTTCTTGCTTCATGATAAGACAATAGTCACTAACGATGACTCTTTGTATTGGTTAGCCATGCATGTAGCTAACGTCTGGGACATCAACAAGCTCAGTAAGAAGTCTTTAGATACTAGAGTGTCGTTTGTTCAACGAAGAGAACGTCTTGTGTATGCCATTGGTCGTGACTTTGTTGGTACCTTCAAGATTTGGTCTAAAGCTGACAAACCGTTCCAGTTCCTTGCTGCATGTCATGAGTATGCAAACTACATGGACTGTCGTGTGGCAGGAGAGGAGTACATGTGTGGACTACCGTGTTCTTTAGATGGGACCAACAGTGGTGTACAACACTATGCTGCAGCGTCTCTCAATGAAGACGATGGTGCTTTGGTTAACCTATTGCCTAGCGACACACCTCAAGATGTTTATGCTGCGGTAGCTGCAGTAACTAATGCACGTCTAAAGGAAATAGCTGACCCAACCACTGAGGAACCAAACCTAAGAGAAATCAAAGACAAAAAGACAGGTAATCTACTGAAGACAGTTGCTCAAGTAAGAGCCTCCAGGATAACTCTTGCAAAACTATGGTTAGACTATGGTGTTGACCGCAGCACAGTCAAAAGAAACACAATGACCTACGGTTACTCTAGTGATGCCTGGGGATTTGGTGACCAGTTGATTGACGACATCATGAAGAAGCTGTCTGACAAAGTCATCAAGAAAGAACTTGATGCAGCTACTGGTAAACCATTTGTTCATCCATTTGGTGATGAACTATGGTTACAAACGCAAGCTGCGAGGTTTCTAGCTACCATTAACTATGCATCAGTCAAGCAGGTGATTAGTAGTGCTGCAGGTGGTATGTCTTTCTTTCAGAAGATTTCAGGAGCCTTAGCTCACGAAGGTAAACATTTACGCTTTGATACTCCGATAGGGTTCCCTATGTGTCAGCGGTATACCCACTGGGATGTCAAGAAAGTAAAAATCTTCTTGTTTGACAGAGAGGCAGGAATCAACAAACGGACACAAGCAACCTATAGGACTAAGAGTGCTAAGTCTAAAGTTGACAAGAAGAAGTCTAAGAGTTCTGTGGCACCAAATGTCATACACTCAATGGATTCTTCTCACTTGTTAAAGACTGTCTTAGATGCAAAGAGACAAGGCGTAACTAATTTCTTTTTGATACACGATGCGTTTGGCACTACACCTGCTGAAAGTGAGGTCATGTATGAATCAGTTCGTCATACGTTTGCTGAAATGTACTCAGACTATTGTCTTTACTCTGAGTTTTGGAAGCAGGCCAAGAGGCAGTTGTCGCATGAAGGTATCGAAAAGTTAGACATACAGGTCCCACCCAAAGGTAATCTTGATTTAAACAAAGTAATAGAATCAGAGTACTGCTTCAGTTAGACCCCTGGTCACAGTTGTGTCCACCTATTAGAGAACAATCGTCAACCTAAATCGTGATTTCTTAGAAATTCTAGGAGAGCGTTTTCTATTGCTTATTGTAAACACTAAAACTTAAACGAAAGGAGAACAAAATGGCTCAGAACAATCGAGTTAAATTCACTAGCAGCAAGGGTCGCGCTCAGTACCCTTGGTTAAACGAACCTGACACTGCCTTTGGTAATGAACCAAAGTACAAGACAAACCTCATTGCAGACGATGCTTCTGCCTTAGTAAAAATGATTGAAGATGTCGCAGAGAAAGAGTTCGGGAAAGACTGGAAAAAAGCTCGTATGCCGTACAAGAGTGATGAGGACACTGGTGAGACTGTGTTCATTACTAAAAGTAAATATGTCCCTACCTTCTTTGACGCTTCTGGTCAAAATCTAGTTGGTTCACAAGTCCCTAAGATTTGGGGTGGTTCCGTGATTAAAGTCGGTGGTTTTATTGCAGCGTACTCAGTCAGTGGTTCCAAGGGTGTCACTCTGCAGCTCACTAAGGTCCAGGTCATTGACCCTGTGTCTAGTGGTGAGTCTAGTGGTGATGGGTTTGATTCCGTTGAGGGCGGTTTTGTAGCAGAGGATATTCTACAGGAAGCTTTCGATGAGTCAGAAACAACGGAAGAAGCGCAGTCAGCAGACCGTTTCTAAACGACAACGTGGTATTAAGCATGGCTATCGAAGTGGTCTGGAAGACACGGCAGCAGAACAGATAAAAGCTGCAGGTCTTGAGGTTATCTATGAGACCGACAAGATTCTCTATGTAATACCAGAAAGCAATCACAAGTACACCCCCGACTTTAAGCTACCAAAGAAAGATGGTGGCTTTTTTTATGTCGAGACAAAAGGTATCTGGAACGTGAAGGACAGACAGAAGCACGTCTTAATTCGTGAGCAGCAACCAGAGATTGACATACGGTTTGTATTTAGTAATTGCAACACCAAACTCTACAAGGGGTCGAAAACGACATATGCATCCTTCTGCGATAAGCAGGGGTTTGTCTATGCCAACAAAACGATTCCTAATGAGTGGCTACGAGAGTAGTTAAGGAGAGCTAAGGGTCATCCTCAGAAATGGGGGTGGCCCTTTTTTTCGTTTGAGGGAAATCAAATGTTAGTACCAACCACCGACCACAATGATTCTGAGTTCGTCATGCATGTGAGCTGCGAGTCGTGTGGTTCCAAAGACAATGCTGCCATCTATGATGACGGTCACACCTATTGCTTTGGTTGCCAACTTTACACGCCAGATGATTCAGTTGAAGTTGTTGCAGCCACTAAACCAAAGAAACTACACAAAGATTTAATACAAGGAGAATACGCTGACCTGGTTGTGGAGCGCGAAGGCCTACTCGAAGACCACGAGA